TTACATTTGTTGGTGAAGAGTCTAATGTGCCCAAAGCATGGCGCATGAACGCCAACGTCGCTTGCATGGACGTTCGTCCATTTATAAGTCACTGCGATATCTGAACACTGTGTTCCACAGTGGCCATTTTATCACGCACAGCATCAAAATTCACAGTTGACCACAGTCCAGGATGCATGGGTCTAGGCCATGTGCCGGATGTGATCCAGGCCCATCCAATGTGCTCGTCGTTTAATACAGGTGTAAATTCTCGAGCAACACTACAGAAAAATGTATGATAAGCAAACCCGCCGTCGGCACTGGTAAATTTTTCTATAGGAACCAGTCGCAGATACTCAGGCATGTGCCCTAGTTCTTCTGTACATTCGCGTGTCATTGCATCCATAAGTGTTTCGCCTGATTCAAACTTGCCACCGGGCAATCCCCAAGAATCTGGATGACGTGAGTCGTTTCGCAACAGATACAAATATCGTTGTGTGCTCACACTGTAGAACCAAACGCCCACAGCATTTACAGTACTATTCTCCATTGGCCTCCTGGATATAGTCCTTGATAGCTCTTGACCCATGTTGTGCCGGTCCATTTGTATTGAATTCCAGTTGTTATATTAGTTACGTATTGTAGGTTGTCAGGACTAGACGTATTTTCAAACACCACCTGCCAACGTTGATCAAAATATTCAATAATGTCGTTTCGTTTGGCAATTAACGGTTGCCCTAACACACCCTGCCAGGCCACAGCGTAGCCATTGTCGCTGCCAGTGTCTTCAGTTAACAAATAACGCTGACCATCTGCAGCCGCCGGCAATCCTTCGTTTGGCCCACTACGCAACGGATCAATAACTGAACGTACAGGTGACAAGGTATTTTGTGGAACAGTGTCTTCATCTATAGTATACAACATAAATCGGTCATCGGATGGGTCATAAGCAATGGTTCCGGCAACTTCAGTGCCGTCGGGTTGCTCTAAAAAGATCTGACTGATTCCGGGCCGTAGCACTCCGTAGGCACCAACCAATGCTGTCCATAACAGATTGCTGGGCGGCGAGTCTGGTGGTGTCAAACTGGCATTGGGTTCGTCAATCACAGCACTGGGACGTAGAGCTTGTAATTTATTGCCAATCAACAAGGTTTGATAATCCCAAGGAGTGATCACTATACGTGTGCCCAACAGCAAGTCGTTGTCAAGCACTGCATTTGACGCATCACCTTTGGCGTCATATATGTTGGCAATGATACGTTCGACCACGCCCAGTTTCTTGACCTTGGCCGGACTACTGATCCAAATTGGCAGGGTAAATGTCATTGTACAAATGTCAATAGGATCTTCTGTGCCAACCGGAACTGACCGGCTGGTCCACTGTGTTGATTCCAGTTCAACAATGCTCAAACTGGTCCAGTCAAGATAGTTGTCTGTGCTTTGTATTTCCAGTGCAGGATTAAACAACACCACAATCTGTTCCAACAACTGCATCTTTTGATTGGTATTGCTGGTCCATATGTCCAGCTTGAGTGTGAGTTTGTATGGCACAGGCATCAAGCGTTCAATGGTAAACGCATTGCCCTGTGTGGTTTCGTAAGTGTCAGTGACATCATCGTAGGTGCGTTGACGCACAGCAATGTTGCTGACATAGTACGGTTCTTGCATTCTAGGACGATCGTAGTCAAATCCAGAAATGTAAAAACTCATCATGGGCACAGATGTCATGAAACTGGCAGAGTTGTTCTGCATGATGGTTTGTACTTGTCTGCTGGAATCACCATAGCGTATGGGCACACGAACCAGTGTGTGTGCTGTGCCTTCTTCGTTGCGTCCGTATTCTACTTGAAAGTTTGAAAAGATACGGGTGAACTGTAACAGAAAACGACGTATCTGTTCATCATAAAAAAACATTGGATTTGCGGCTGAGTTTTGTGTTGTCATTGTTGTTTAACCACCGTTGTCTGCATTGGGCTTGAGTATTTCGCTGAGACTCTGGCGACTTGGAATAGCACCACGATCAGTGGTCTGCACTGTGTTTCTGTTGTTGACAAAACTGGCTCGCTGCGAAGCCGCAGGTCCTTCGGATTCAAACACAGGTTTAATGCGAACACTGTCTTCAATTTTGACCCAACTTGCACCATTGAAGCGGAACAGTCGATTTGGAAAGTAATCTAAACGTAGAGCATAGTCACCAACTGCAGGCCCTGCTGGAAAACTAACACCTGGGGTCACTGGCAATCCGTTTGGCGCAATGCCATCGCCAGTCAAGTAGCCAATTGTGTAGCCGTCTGAACGTGGTGTAGTACCCTCGCCGCCTTGTGTGCCATCCACTGTGGGCGGCGTTTCGTCGGCAGTTAGGCCACTTTGTGCTGGTTGTCCATCTTCTGCTGTGGGAAGAATATAAAACTTCACTGTATCGTACCCAGTCAACGGAACTTCTACATCTGCTTGCACCAATATTGCATCATTCAACTCTAGATCTTTTGTGCGAGTAGAAGTTTTTCCTGCAATGGTGTCTGGCGTCTTTTCGGTCCAGTAAGTGGTATTGGTTATGTCTGTGCCAGGCGGGACATTACCAGTGGCAGTGTAGTACTTGTCGCCATTGTTGACCGTAGTGCCAGCCGGATAATAGTTGCCCGGATCCCAGATGTTGTTGGGTTCAAATGCCTGTTTGGTAATGCTGTTGTATTCTTGAGCATTGACCATTGGTGTGGCTTTGACACGCCACAGGTGCGGTAGCCAAGTTTGTGAGAAACCTTCAGACGCAAACGCCGCATCTTGGATAACATACCAACGCGGTAATGCTTTGGCCAGGCTCTTGTCCAAGGGATGATAATCTTTTAGGTTGGGAATTTCTATCACATCACCTGACATGAGTTTACGCCCAATGGTGTCAATCATGTCATTGTAATGGAATGTGATAAACAAGGTATCGTTGTTTAGAAACAGGCCAAATTGAGTAAGATCAAAGTCAATATCTGCCACACGGTACACGCCACGCTGTACATACACGTCAGGATCATACTGGCGATCACGGTTTTCCAGCAACAACAAATCTTCAATGAATAACGGATTTGAAGTGTCGTAAACCGGTAAGGTAGCGTCTGCGTCACCGGGGTCACCGGTTGACGGACCCATATACCGATGTATGTAAATATCCAACCCGCCAACAGTGTATTGTTCACTTATAACTTGATCTAAGTATTTGTAATCGTTTGTCCGGTTAGGACGGTACATGGAAAGTCTTGGCATAGTCAAGTATTTAGTGCTTTTTTAATTGCCCAGGCTCTGCGGCAGGACTCCGCTCGTTTAGCAACAACAGTAGGATCTTGTTTTCGTCCCTTTAATGCATTTGATATTTTTTCTGCCCATTCTATTTCTCTGCCAGCCAGCGATTTAGACCGTTTCATCTTAGACTCATCACTGTGTGTTCTTCCAGTGTGTATTCTACTAACTGTTTCTTTTTGTTTTTGGGAAGATGATTTACCAAATGCCGGATTTCCAGAACCACGTCGTTTGGCTTTTGATTCTTCCGACCATTTCCAACCCCCAGTTTTATGTCCCGAAGACCCATCCCCGCCATTTGTTTTATTATGCAATATACCTGTTCCTAAATCTTTTCTACCGTATTTTGCAATCAACTCAATCTCCAAATTAAATGCTGTTTGTTCGTCGAGATTATCTTCCACAATAACAATACGAGATTTTTCTTTAGGAGGTTTAATTCCCTTCCCCCATTTTTTATAGGCCCTGTCTCTACTACCCTTGCCAACATAGTAAGGGGAGCCATCTTCTCGTAAATAGGTATAAACATAATACATAGTGTGGATATTTATGTTCACATTTCCAGGTTGACTGAATAATTCCAAACTGCTATAATTAGGGCTTAACAACAACTGGAGCCACCATGTTAACAGATGCACAAAGCGCACAAATTAATAACACTAAAGTATACACTTTAGATTATGAGGCGGAAGCCATGCAAAGCTACAATGATACCGGCGAGGACTTAATGGACCAACTGGAAGTACGTGCCACTAATGTCATTTTGGAACAGACAGCATGGGACGCTCGCGAGGATTTGGGTGGCATCACAGCGTATTTTAAAGATAATACTTTAGTTGCATTCTACGATTACGAGCAGTTCTGCGGTACAGTATTCTAAAAACAGCACCTGAGGCAGTGATTGACAACAAATCCAATCACTGCTATAATACACACTTAACCACTCAAGGAGTATGTTATGAAAGCCGCTAACTTTTTAACAAAGTACACTGGCCCAAAAGGCAAGGGGTTTATACAGTCTTATGACAAGATAAAAGCCACAGAAAAATGGGTGGAATATGCATTGGATATTGTGGACATGAGCCGCATTATAATGACAGTGGACTTTGACACTAAATGGCGACTGGCAGAAGCACTGGAAACAGCAGAACGCAAAAAGGCCTGGATGTACAAACACAAAAATTTTGACGTTCGCCGTGCCGCTAAACTTTTTGACGCTGTAAAACACTTGCCCAAAACTAAGTAAGGAATATTATGATCGCAACTAAACCCGTTAAACCTCTAAACCCTCGTAGTGCAGATACCAATGCCATGGGCATGGAACCCACTTGGAAAACACAACCCACAGAAGGTCGCATCAGTGCCTTTAGTCATGCATTCTCCTGGTACAATTACTTTTACGGCAAAAAAGATGCCCGTGACATGATTGTAAACTATTTGGAAGCACATGGTCGTAAAGACGATGTTCGAACACTTCGCCGCATTCCAGACAGTTCAATTCGTTTGACCACAGGTTGGCTGTGTCGCATGAGTCAGGTAGGACTGGAACTCACAGACCCGGAACAGATCAAATTGGATAACTTGCTTAACGAGATTTTGGAATCCAAACAAGATGCTGTAGCAGAAGAAGCCGCAGTGGATGAGGCAGTGCCAAAAATCACAATTCAGGACCGTCTGCGAGAGAAGGTGTCAGAGTGTGCAGGTGAATTAGACGGGTTGTTTGACGAGTTTGTCTCAAGCGGCGCCAAACTCACAGCAGACTACAAACCTGTGGTGCTTATGCGTTCAATGAATGTTGCTCCGCAAATGGTCAATGACATTAAACAAATTTGGACACGCAAATTAGAAGAATTTGATGCGGCAGTGGCAGGCAAGGATGCAGACCTGGTGCAGGGCTATAGTTTCTTGAGCAAGGTGCAGTTACGGAATTGCGTAAAGTTCTGTGAGCTGGTAATTTCGGACTGTGGTGCCTACGTACAGATTAAAAAGGTTGAACGCAAGCCGCGCAAAGTTCGAGCAGTGCCACCTGAAAAACGTGCCGCCAAGTTCAAGCATGTGATGGAATTTGCCGAACTCAAGCTGAAAGGTTTGCCTGCCGCAAGTCTAGTAGACAAAGCAGAAGCCTGGTTGTATGACACCAAGAAACGCAAACTGATCCATCTTGTGGCAGACAGCTATACACAGGCATTTACAGTGAAGTCAAACTCAATCATTGGGTTCAGCACAGTAGAGAGCCTGCAAAAAACTGTGCGCAAACCTGCAGACGTGCTCAAGGCCTTGGGAGCCGCAGGCAAGCCCGTCGCCAGGAAGATCTATAAGGACTTGACTACTACAGAAACAGCGTTTAACGGACGTGGCACAGAGAACCTGATCATCCTTAAATCCTGGTAAATAGGAAATGAGATACCCTGCACATTTTCCAGATGAGTACCCTGATGATCCAAGAACATACGTTCCAAACATTGAATTTTATATAACCAATGTCTGTAACTTGGCCTGTCCTCAATGCAACAGATTCAACGACCATGACTTTACAGGCTGGCAACGATGGAGTGACTACGAAGCACAATACACTGAATGGTCTAAAAAAATAAGACTGCAACGGGTGACCATCCTTGGTGGCGAGCCCTTGCTTAATCCTTCTATATGTGACTGGGTCAAAGGATTAAATCGACTCTGGAACAAACGTGTGCAAATTCTTACCAATGGTACACGATTAAATCAAGTGCCCGGACTATACGATGCAATAGCAAGTCACCAACCAGTCAACAATGGAAAAAATTGGATTGGAATCAGCGTACACAATGCCACGGATTTAGATCTACATTTTGACGAGGTAAGAAAATTCCTATCTGGAAAGGTAGAGTTTTTTGATGGCAAAACAAACCCAACAAGAACTTGGAATGCAAATTATGCATTTGTAGATTCAAATGACATACAAGTAAATCTATATCTACAAGATGATTTTTACCCATCGTCAATTCAAAAAACTAACTTGAATCAATTTACTTTACATCAAAGCGATCCAACTGCCGCACACAACATCTGCGGTTTTGTTAATTTTCAATGTTACCATTTCATTCGTGCTAAATTGTATAAATGTGGACCAGTGGCACTGTTTCCAGAGTTTGATCGACAACATCATTTAAATATCTCTGATGAGGATCGAGAATTATTGAATGGTTATAATCCGTTGACTGTGGATGATTTTGACAACCGTGGCCAACAATTTATTGATGACATTGATAATGTAATTCCACAATGTAAATTTTGTCCAGACAAAGTAGAAAACAACATCAAGATACATTCGTTAAACAAAGCCAAAAATGCAACAAATTCTTTTAACACTAGGTGATAGTTGGCCCGAAGGTGCTGAACTAAACTCTGATGATAAACGGTACGGTGAATTGATACAAGATGTACTTGGGTACGATAAGTTTTACAACTACGGATCTGCTGGTGCAAGCAACGAAGACATGATGTATCAACTACAAAGATATATTGCCGAATCTTATGAACCTGGGAATCAAGTTACTGCTGTGTTTTTTTTAACAAACCCGGCTAGAACTGCACACTTTCCTCGATTTTTTAGTTGGGAAGCAGATTTGAATACCAAGATGAAAGAAGTGTACTTGCATTTTCACCGTAAAGAGCACGAAGTTATGAGATCTAGTACTACAGTAAGTGCGTTACAAGCATGTTGCGCAAATCTAGGATTTGATGATTATTATTTTTCTGGATGGGTTCGTTATCCTGTTTGGTTACCCGGTACAAATACTAATAAAATTTGGGCACAAGGCAACGAAACTGCTGCCGACTGGTTTGGAGCAAGCAAGCACAATGGAGAACACCTACTAGATGTAAAAGATAATAGATATATACACCCTAATTTTGCACATCCAAATCAATCTGGACATGAGTTGATAGCTAATAAACTAACTGGGTGGATATCTCAGACCCGATAAATAATATGAAACGGAGCTCTACACTATGGCAATTGAAGAACAATCAAGTCTTGACACACTGAAACAAAATCTCATTGAATATGTGCAGTTACAACTGGCTTCACAGATCATTGATATCGAACTGGATGCAGAGCATTATGAAGCCGCATACCAAAAAACAATAGGTGTGTATCGTCAACGTGCTCAGGGTGCGTATGAAGAAAGCTATACCTTTATGGAGTTGGTGAAGGATGTAAACATCTATACACTACCCCAAGAAACCATACAGGTTCGACAGATTTTCCGTAGAACGTTTGGCGATTCTGCTGGTCCGTTTTCGTCAAACTTTGATCCGTTCTCACAAGCCAGTGTCAACGTTTATCTAATGAACTTCAACGTGGCCGGCGGCCTGGCCACCTATGACTTCTACAGCCAATATGTTGAACTGGCCGCACGTATGTTTGGTGGCTACATGAACTACACTTGGAATCCTGTTACCAAGAAATTGCAAATTATCCGTGATCCAAAAGGCACTGGTGAGAATGTGTTGCTTTGGACATACAATTTAAAACCAGAGTTTAACTTGCTGAGCGACTTTCAAATCAGCCAATGGATCCGCGACTACATGGTGGCCAACTGTAAAATGATCATTGGTGAAGCACGTGAGAAATTCGGCACTATTGCTGGCCCACAGGGCGGCGGAACACTAAACGGTGCCGCAATGAAAAGTGAAGCCACAGCGCAGATGGATCTATTATTAACCGATCTTAAGAACTATGTGGATGGTTCGCAACCACTGAGTTGGGTGATCGGCTAACTTACCCGTTGCAAATTATACTGCTGTGTGTTATAATAGCACATGGCAGATTTAATGATTGACTTAGAAGGTTTGGGCACTGGCCCTGATACCACAATACTAACTATTGCGGCACAGAGCTTTGATCCATTAGGCTCCGGATACAACGAGCGCAAATACTATGCTCGTGTCACGCTCGAAAGCCAGGAAAATAGATCAATACAGCAAGGCACTATAGACTGGTGGGCAACCCAACCCGCGGCAGCACGGGATGAAGCATTTCATGAACAAGATCGAATTCCGTTAGACCAAGCACTGGATGAGTTGGGCCGACTAATTTGGCAAAGTAATCGTGTCTGGGCGCAAGGTCCCACATATGACATGAACATCTTGGAACATGCTTATAAAAGTTACGGAAAACCAATTCCTTGGCAGTTTTATGCAGTCAGAGATTCAAGAACAGTATTTGCGCTATGGCCAGGCCTGCCCAAACCACCTACAAGTCATCATGCGTTAGAAGACTGCCGTAGACAAATTGAGTTGTTGCAAATCACACTCAAACATTTAAATGTAACGGAATTGTCATGATCATTGGCGTATGCGGATTTATTGGATCTGGCAAAGATACTGTAGCAGACTACCTGGTGAATTTCCACGAATACAGACGTGAAAGTTTTGCCAATAGCCTTAAAGATGCAGTGGCACAGGTATTTGGTTGGGATAGGACCATGCTGGAAGGGAGAACAACACAGGCCCGTGAATGGCGCGAATGTGTGGATACCTGGTGGGCCAAACGTTTAAACATGCCCAACCTGACACCACGACTAATGCTACAGCTATGGGGTACAGAAGTGTGCCGTTCCGGATTCCATGATGATATTTGGATTGCCAGTTTAGAAAACAAATTACGTAATAGCCAAGACAATGTTGTGATCAGCGATTGCCGTTTTCCCAACGAAATCAAATCCTTACGTGACTCGGGCGGCATTATACTCCGTGTTGAACGAGGTGTTCAACCGCATTGGACTGATATTGCTGCCAAAGCAAATCAAGGTGATGTCAAAGCACAAGACTGGTTAAAGAATGAAGGCATTCATGCCAGCGAAACAGCCTGGGTAGGCGCTGCCTTTGATTTTGTTTTGTACAATAACTCAAGCATTGACTCATTGTACAAGCAAATACAAACTGTTATAAATCAGGCACCAGATCGCCTGGCCGCCATGGCAAATCAGACTTCTTGATCTCAACTGTGCAGTTTAAACACACTGTTTTCAAATTGTTAACACCGGAATTGTGCAAGTTGCCATCCACGTGATACACTGACGTTTGCGCAGAGTACTTGGATTTAAAGCCACATCTATCACATGTGGCTTTTTTCTTATAGCCGGTTGATTGCCAACGAGCCACCGGCGGCTTCACTCGACGTTGTTTCTTGATACAGTGGTCACAGCGTGTTCTATAGTGCGGCACGCCATCACGATGATAGTTTACAGCACACAATCTTTGATTACAAGCAGGGCATAGGGGTCTTTGCATGGAGTATTTATTACAAAAACCTTTGCAAAGGGCCGAATGATCGTGTTTTTTCTGCATAGGTGCTAAATATTAAAACTTAGAAAAAGGATTTAACCATGGCATTAGTATCCCCAGGCGTAGAAGTAACGATTATTGACGAAAGTCAATATATCCCTGCTGCTACCAATTCAGTACCATATATTTTAATAGCAACGGCACAGAACAAAGTCAGTGCCGCTGGAGTTGGCGTTGCACCAGGAACACTGGCAGCCAATGCCAACCGTGTTTATTTAATGACCAGTCAGCGAGATTTGGCCGCTACTTTTGGCAATCCATTCTTCTACAAGACCACTGCTGGTACGCCAATCAACGGTTACGAACTAAACGAATACGGACTGTTGGCAGCATACTCTGCACTGGGCGTAAGCAATCGTTGCTATGTTCAGCGTGTTGA